TATACAAAATAGCCTTTATATATTTTAAGAAATAATTGAATAAAAAGCAAGTATTTTTTACATTTTTTTTAAATTTGTTAATTTTATCTTACGTACTGATCTATTGCAGCGTTTTTAAAGCCTCCTGCAGCTGGTTATCCTCCTCATGACTGATTTCCGTCTTATTCAACAGTTCTGATGCAAGTTTGACCTCGATATCCGGCTTGATTCCTACTTTATTAATAGAATTTCCTTTTGGTGTATAATAGTTTGAAACAGTAAGTTTCACTGCGCTTCCATCACGAAGCTGTCTCAGCTCCTGCACAACGCCTTTTCCATAAGTTGTTGTTCCGACAATCTTTCCGATCCCATAATCCTGGACCGCACCGGCAAAAATTTCCGAAGCACTGGCACTGCTCTCATTGACAAGAACAGCCAATGGCATATGGAGTTCATTTTTGCCATCACAAGTCTCTTCTTCCCGATTTCCATCCTTATCCTCAGTATAAACAATCAGTCCTTCTGGAAGAATATCCCGCAATATCTCACATACTGACGTCAGAAGTCCACCTGGATTATCACGAAGATCTACTACCAGTTTCTGCATTCCTTTCTGTTTTAGATCCACAAAAGCATCTTTATACTGCTGTGGTGCAACGCCTGTGAACTGCGTGATCTGGATATATCCGGTCTCATCATCCAGCATTTCACTGAATACGGCTGGAAGTTCCACATCTGTTACTTCTACAGTGATCTGAAGAGGTGTCTCCTCATCTTCCCTCTGGACGGTCAGAACAATGTTTTTGTCTTTATTTTCTTTGATCAGGCTGACTACCTCAGAGAGTTCCATATCCGTAACATCGGTATCGTCAATCGCAGTGATCACATCTCCTACGATCAGTCCGGCTTTCTTTCCCGAACCGCCCTCGTAGCACTCTGCAATCTGTACGCCACCATTTTTATTTTTCTGGATAGATACCCCTATTCCTACATAAGAGCCATCTGTTGTTGCGGTCTCCTGCGCATATTCCTCCGCTGTATAATATCTGGAATACACATCTCCCAGGCCATAAATCAGTCCTGCATAAATTCCCTCTGCCAGTTTATCTTGATCAACATCCCCCAGATATTCCTGATCGATCAGTTTCTCCAGATATTCTACTTTTTCTACGTGCGCTGAATCCGCCAGAACACTCCCACTTTGATTCTGATGTACATAGTTTAACCCACCTGCTGCAAGTGCAGCAGCCAAAACTCCTGTCACAACTCCTGTCACGTATTCTTTATGCTTCATTACGACTGCCTTTCCTGTTGTATTGTTAATTTTCGTGCCTTTAACCCTGGTATCTAAATATAACATAAGCGGCACAGAACTTAAAGTCCCATGCCGCTTTTCTTTTATTTACTTATATGATCCCTGATGGTTATTTCACACCTTGCACTTTCACAATTACACTCTCAGATGTTTTCTTGTTGTCATCATACTTCCAATGAAACCAATGCCAATTCCAAGAGCAAGTCCAATCGGAAGAAGTATCTGATAAATCTGCCATACCGGAATAAAAGCAACCACACCTGTAAGCACACTGAATTTATTCAGGATGTACTCAACAACACTATTGTACAGGAAATACAGTGCTATCAGTGGAATCGCTGCACCGATCACCCCAAGGACCATACCTTCAAGAAGGAACGGTGCACGGACAAATGCATCCGTTGCTCCAATGTATTTCATAATTCCAATTTCTTCTTTACGAACAGAAATACCAACAGAAATGGTATTACTGATCAGGAAAATAGAAATGATCAGAAGGAGCGCAATGATCACAATCGATGCATAGGAAACCAGCTTGTTAAAGCTTCCCAGCGTATTTGCTGCCTGTTCAGACTGCTCAACATCTCGCACATGCTCCAACCCCTGAATATAGTTTACTAACTCTGTCTGTTTCTCGATCTGATTCAGGTATACATGATAGTTTGAAGAATTGACAAGCGGATTGTCATCCTTAAATCCTTCTGCCGCATCAGATCCCTGGAAATATTTATCCTTAAAGTTCTCCCATGCCTGCTCTGCTGATTCAAACTCAACTCGTTCCACTTCCGGACGTGCCTGGATCAGATTGCCGACTTCCTGCATCTGTTCTTCAGTCGTTCCCTCATCAAAAAAAACAGTGACTGGAACTTCCTGCTCTACTTTCTGTGCAATATTATCTACATTTGTTACCAGTGAATAAAATACACCTACCAGAAAGATACAGGCTGCCATGGTCAGAATAGATGCAATGGAAAACATCCAGTTTCTTTTTATATTTTTGATACCCTGTTTGAGGGTATACCAGATTGTACTAGGCCTCATGATATCCTCCTTCTTTCTCATCACTGATGATCACACCGTCATGCATGGTAACCACTCGTTTCTTCATCTGATTAACGATTTCTTTGTTATGTGTTACCACAAGCACAGTCGTACCACGCTCATTGATCTGTTCCAGAAGCTTCATGATTTCTTCAGAAGTCTTCGGATCCAGGTTTCCGGTCGGCTCGTCAGCCAGAAGGATATCCGGACGATTTACAAGTGCCCTGGCAAGCGCCACTCTCTGCTGCTCACCACCAGAAAGCTCATCCGGGAAGGATTTGTATTTTTCAGCAAGTCCCACTTCCTGAAGAACCTCCGGAACACGTCTGCGGATCACTCGCGTTGGTCTCCCGATAACACGCTGTGCAAATGCAACGTTTTCGTATACATTGCGGTCTTTCAGAAGACGGAAGTCCTGAAATACTACACCAAGCTTACGACGGTATTTCGCAACTCGACGATGTTTCATCTTCTCCAGACGCTCACCGCTGACTATCATCTGTCCACTTGTACTATCAAGTTCTTTCATAAGAAGTTTGATCAGTGTAGATTTTCCTGACCCACTGCTTCCTACTACAAAAACAAATTCTCCTTTATCTACGTGCAAATTAGCATGGTTCACAGCCGGAAGGCCTTTACCATACGATTTTGTCACATCAATCAGATCGATCATCGTTTCCATAATATCCTCCTCTATCTATATCCGGTCCAAAAGTGCTGCAACTGCCTAAAACAAATATGTCTCTCTGGACTCCATAAAAAATGCTGCCAGAATCCCGGCAGCATTTCATTGCATCCTGCGGTATAGTTTATTAACATTTCGTAACAATGTTGTAACATATATTATGCTGGAATGCAAGCATTTTTATTGAATTCACAAAATTTTCATATCGACGTGCGATCAATATTCAAGCGTTTCCATGTACTTCATAAAGAAGCTGGTTGCTTTCTCCTGCATCCTATGGTTTCTTATTGTAATCTAAGAAGCCTTTAAAATCAACATTTATCAGTGTTTTGCATTTATTTTTGTATTGTGTAATTACCTATTATATTATATCGTTTTCTATCCACGGTAGACAAAGCGTGGACAAATCAGATGATACAATATTCCCGGCAGATGGGTACCTGCCGGGATTTCTTCTTATTATAATATCGTCAAATTGCAATCAGATCTTTCCATGTGTTCTCTCCGCATTCTCCATCTACCACCAGCACTCCATTTCTGGACTTCTGGTACTGCTTTAATGCATAGATAGTGTTCTCATCTGCTTTTCTGGACAGTGACAGGGCTTTGCCGTTCTGGCCCTTAAATCCTCTTGCAATCAAAATCTCCTGCAGTAACAGGACTGATGTTCCTTCACTTCCAAGTTTTACTAATTTTGGCTCAAACATATAACCGGCTCCTTTCGATGTGGCTGTTGATGGTTTTGTACTAGTTGATGGTTTTGTAGCAGCTGATGCAGTTCCATTCATGTACGCTGCAGTCTTCTTTACGAATCCCGGCCAGAGCCCTTCGTCAAGGATCCTACGCGGGCAATGCTTGCGGCTTGCGTCATAATGCCTTTTGAGGTGTGATGTATCCCATCCATACTGTTTCAGAAGGTATGCTGCCAGCTGTTCAGCCTTGTCCACTGCTTTGTAGTAATCTGTTTCCGGATTTACGCAGATTTCAATGTTGATAGAGTTACGGTTTGTGATGCCGTACTTACCTTTTCCATCGCCTACGGCCCAGGCGCCATCACTGTGCTCCAACGTCTGGTAAATCTCTGAAGAATCTGCATAATAATGGACTGTACCGGCAAGGTTTCCATTCTTCATGGCAAGAGCATGTGCTCTGGCATTCGCTCCTTTGCTCCAGTTGTCGGTTTCGTGAATCACAACATAGGCAGGTTTGTTCTGACCGATATAGCAGTTCTTTTTGCTGATCATCTTCTTGATGTTTACTTTCACTGTGTTCTCCTTTCCTGATGTGGATGTTCCGGAATTCATAGTCAGAATACTATTCAGAATTGTGATAATCTTCTTTCCATAGTCCTTTCCGGCAGCCCATCCATAATGTTGTGGATTTTCCTGGATGCCGAGATATTCCACATACTCTGCACATCCCCTGGTCACATATGTGTATCGTGGATCTACAACAGTCTGTTTCAGACGGCTGGTAGATGCGTATGCCTGCAGGTGCTGGATCTGTGCCCGGATGCCTTCGGCTGGGGTCTTGAAACTGTTGCCTTTTACTCCATTCTTGGTCACTCCCATTCCACAGAAATTATTCTGGTCCAGGGTAACTGCTGACTCTGAGAATGTGAAGTTGCCTGTTTCCAGACAGCTCTGAGCAAAGGCAATGTCACCTCTTACTCCCTCGATTGCTCCTTCAGAAATGTACAACGGAATCATCTTGATAACCGAATCGGGCGCCTTTGGATTAACTTTTTTGATATAGGTCTGCATCTGCGTTACGGTAGCTGCAGCCTGTCCCATAATCTTTAGCATTTGTATTCCTCCACTAAAAAGAGGACGATCACTCGCCCTCTGAATCTTTATATTTCGTTCTATCCCAGATACTCTTGACTTTTTCCCAACCGCCTGTTGCCACTAAATAAACTACGAATGCGGCAATAAAAGAAGCAAATATATAATACCAGGTGATTACCATCTTATAATATGTACATAAGATGATCAAAGCTACCGGGCACAGGATCAGCGATGTGACCAGTGCCACGATACTTGTTGGAATCTTATTGAGTCCCGGCATTTCCTTGATTACCTGCACGATGATCGACACCAGAAATGCAAGCACTCCGATCAGTGCCAGTCCATAGGTTACATACTGCATCATTACGTTAATATCCATATTCATTCTCCTTTTCGCTTGATATGCAATTCTTCAATTTCCTGTTTCATTTTTGTTACCATCCCGTTCCCGCCCAGTGCATGATATGCATCATACATCTCACAGAAATTCTGATATGCATATGATGGGATGTCACCCAGCTGCATATATTTCGCATGATACTCGATCAGCTGTGTACGGAGCAGGAGCATTGTACCTTTACTGTTGGCATCCCTGTCTTTTTTCTGATTCTTCAAAAGCCATACAATATATCCCAACAGGGCCGGTAATACAATAGTATATGTCTGCATGAGTATTTCTTTCACTTTTTCACACTTTCTCCGGTTGCGCCGGCGCAATTTTAAGTAAAATAAATAGAGCCTCACGGCTCCGCTCTGATTCTCTCCATATATTGTCCTCAAATTCGTTCTTTTGTCTGATCTTCTATTGCTTTTACGTGATTAAGCATATCACCTACAGCATAAAATGTTGGTGCTTTTACATTTCTTTTTACAATAGCACCATTGTCATCTACCTCGTTATAAGTAGTAGTAATGGAATATTCTCCACCCTGATTGATGATGCTGATAATCTTAATTACTTTCATTGATCAATTCCTCCATTTCTTTGTCGTAGTCTTCGACAATCGTGTCGATAATAATGTTATAGTCCTTCTGGGCATCTCTGGCATCTTTCTGCGCTGCTTCCTGTACTTCTTTCTCGTCTAGTCGCAAGTGTTCAAAGCTTTTCTGGATACACTTAACCTCCCAGGAAAACTTTAAATTCGGTGTCCCCCTGACTGTAAAATAACTTTCTTCCTTTTCCGCTACCCATATATCACCATCTCCTTCCTTCTGTAGAAATACCTGGTATTCAATTCCGGAATTTATTGTTTCCGAAAATGCCGGATCTATATCAACAATCGCAATTCCTCTATCATTGGTCTTCCCACAGCCAAGATCTCCAAACATTGGTGTCGGAGTTTCGTAGCAGTACAATAGCCGATCAGAGAAATTCTCCGTTCGGGCTACGCGTGATTTGGTTCCACGGACTTCTAGGTTTCCTTGGAGTTTGATTTCATCTTCGCCATCGTCTGAAAAAGAATCATAAAACTGAATACGGGATGAAGACGCTGCACTGATAAGCAATGCAGCGTCTCCTCCAACAATGCCACCATCAACGGTCAGAAAGTTGGTCCTTGTTCCGTCTGGTGACAGCTCAGTCACGAAATCACCATCATCATCAAAATATATCCTGTTATTTGTCGGATCTAAAACTATCTTCTGATCATTAGATTTTATAATCCCGTCTTTAACTGTCCAGCCACCCAGAGTTCCATATGTAGCCACGAATGAACCGTCTGTGAGAATCTGAAAATAATTATTTGCCGTAACCAGTCCATTAAAATTGATTTTGTTTGCACTAATAGAAACCTTTTCAGAAGACTGATTGATTGATGAAATGATTCCATTCTTAGATACTTTAGATTCAATAGAACTCTGAAGGATATTTATCTGGCTATGTGTTGATTCTATGATATCCTGCTTTATCTGAACATTTGTTACATAAAGAACAGATGCGTTAGAAGATGTCACAAATTGAATGGTATGTTTTCCTTTTTTCAGCTTTACATCAACTGAAAATTCTTTCCATTCCTTAGACATTTCCGATGAATAAAATGTTTTGATTGTAGTATCGTCAATTTTTATATTTAGTGCAACCTTTTCAGGACTAGCAGCCTCAAATATTATCGTATTAGATTCATCTGCATCAACCGTATAATCATAATTCATCCAAATTGAATTCCCAGAAACCAGGTAAGCACATGTTTTTCCTAAGTAAGTTATACAAGGTTTTTTGTCGAGATATGCAACCCAGCCAGTAAATGTTTCAAATGTTCCATTTTTGCAATAATTAGTACCATATATTTTTTCACGCACATCTAGTTTGATTTGATCAGTCTTCTGGTCAATCATGCTCTTCGTTTGCTCTGTGGTCGAATATTCACTAAGCGTATCAGTCTTAACATAAGTTTCTGATACCACAGTGCTTAATCCATCTACCTGTGCTTTTACATAAGTTTGCATTGATTTGGTAGTGCTATAGTTATCATTAATTGTTGTAGACAATTGCTGTAGATCTCCTGAAAATCCATCTACTGCAGATTTATATTCACCAACCTTTGTGTCCAGAGAAGTATATTGTTTACTTACTGCATCATATTTTCCGGTTACATCTGTATACAATTTTTCCAGACCGCTTACCGTCTGCTCTGCCGAATACAGACGGCTGTACATGGTCTTATCACCATTTCGAAGCTCTGTCAGTTCACTCTCTGAAATTAGAGCACTGATCTTGCCCTGTTCAACTTTAAAGCTTGTTTCCAACCCTTGGAATCTTTTCAGTGTACCGGATGGAGCAAACAGTGTTATTTCTTTTATAAATCTCAAAGCATTTCCCTCCTTTCGAAAAATGCATAATAAAAGACATCCGATGTGGATGCCCTTTAGCATGGATTTTTCAGCAATAAAATAGTAACCGGTTAAAACCCTTTTATAAAGGTATGATCACCAATGGACTAGTTACTGTTCCTCTTGTTCCGGGACTTTATCTAGTTTCAACGTATCGTAGTGGAGGATACAAGATAAGTTCATTATCTATAGTTAATATTCAGGCACAGGACGGTTCTTTTATCGAAACGCTTGTTAAAGGTGTGGATTACGACAGCACCATTGAAATGAAATATACTGAGAGAAACATTTCATTTCAATATAAGATTAGCTTATCTGGTGAATGTACAATCGTTATATTCAAGTTGGTTTAAAGATTTATGAAATATAAAATAGTAACCGGTTAAAACCCTTTTATAAAGGTATGATCACCAATGGACTAGTTACTGTTCCTCTTGTTCCGG